GGCTAAGGCGCTTTGTGCATATTTCACTGCACGGTATCTAAGGAACCCTCTTCCTGTGTGTAAGGGTTTTAACCAGTTCAAACCGCATGGTCGATTTAAGAACTGGATTGGGGCTCGTATGAGGAGAGTAACTAGGTTCAATACCTCCCTCATGCAGTCCATGTTCAAGTCAAAGAACGCAGCCGAGACTGTCAGCGACGAACTCGTCGAAACCAAGTTGCGAGCACATCATCAAGCTGTTACAGCTGAGAAGTTTAGTCCTTTTGACAAGAAACACCGCAGTGATTGTCTCGATGTAGTCAGTCTTCTTGAGCCCCTCCTTCATAAACTCGAATCTGCCCTTTCAAAGGGGTACGATAGAGCGGTTTCTGAGGGAATGGATCTCGGGATCACTGATCCAATTGAGTGTATATTGCACACAGAACACATTCGACAGAGCGAAAAAGCCTGTTTCGAACGTTCAAAAGCACGTGGTGGCGGACTCGGTCACCTTGTTCGGGAAACTTTTGGTGAGAACTCTATCCCAGTCGATCATGGTAAGTCAAGAAACTTCTTACCTACACGTACATATCCTTCTTGTAGCGATCTCGATGCAGCCCTGCTGGTTGAGATGAACAAGACGGATGTGGATGACGACGATGACGGATTTAGGGATAATAGGTGGGATATCATCGATGAGATCGAGTCTCGCTGTAATGTCCCTTATCTCCCAAAAGCTCTTTCGGCACGCTGGAAGGAATTCTGTCGTGATGACACCGGTACCCCCGGTCCTGGTATAGAGATTCAATACTCTTACCCTGAAACGGAGGATATGTGGTTCAAGTCAGTCGCACGTCAGATTAGAGCCAACAGTTCAAAGATTGTTCTTGATAGAACAGTTCTTGCTGTTCTCGAGCCGCTAAAGGTACGCGTCATCACTAAGGGTGAGGCGGCCAACCAGTTATTCATGGGCTTCTTTCAGAGGATCTGTCATAAGGTTCTTAGGAAAGTCCCCTGTTTTAGACTTTTGGATGGCAGCCCCTGCCCCACAATGTTGATTGACCTGGCAGCTCGTCGGCTTTTTCCAGAGGAGAGATCCCTGTGGCTAAGTTCGGACTTCACTGGAGCTAGTGATGGTACTTCCCAAGTTCTATCGGGTCTCCTGATGGAACGTATCATCCGCTCCCTTCCAGAAGAAGTTCGAGCTATCATGTGTAAGGACAACAGTAGACACTGTGTCCAATACCCGCACCTCGGTCCCCCGAGACTCGTGAACGGTGTTGAAAGGACTACTCCCTTACTGGGTATCCAAATTAATGGAACCCTGATGGGTGATAGATCTTCCTTCATCATACTGTGTCTTGAGGTACTTGGTACGTGTTTCCACGCCCTGCGGAGAATGAATCCACTCATCGCCTATCAGGATATGATACATAGTGTCCTGGTAAATGGTGATGACATGCTTATTTCGGCCCCTGAGAGATTTTGGAAATACCATAGTGAGTCCTGTAGCCTTTTTGGCCTTGGTTACTCTATTGGTAAGACCTATCAACATTCTCTCTATGCAAATGTTAACTCTCAGAGTTTTCATTTTCCTGCCAATGGTGTTTTAGGTAAACACCACCCCCGGCAAATTCCGATCTTTAACTCCGGTCTCTTTTATGGGACTCGAAAGGTGAAGAATAATGACGAGGGTCTGGTCGAATTTACAAAAGCAGGATGTATCTCCGCCCTAATGCATTCGTGTTTTGATTCTAGTTTCGCTTGTGAGGTTCTCAAGCGATACTTATCACGACATAGAGTTGATCTTACTAAGGAGGCTGCTGGAAGAAATTTATTTCTCCCTTGTAGCCTCGGTGGTCTGGGTCAATTCTACCCGAATGGTTTTGAGGTGGGTGTGACGTTGCGACAGCGACGTGTTGCCTGTCGGTTACTCGAAGATCCC